CCTAATCAAGGAAGACAAGGGCAGTGTAGGTACACTATTCTTAGAGGAACCCACAAGGGACACAGGCCTAGGTGTCATGTCTCTACATGCCAATAAAAAACTACACCTACCAGACACAGAGTATACACAGGATGAATTTGATGAAGCATATAACTCTACCCTTGGGACTAACCGTGTATTTTTGTACGATTCTTTTGGTTCTAATACTGTTGAAAGGATTGTTTCTATGGTTCGTTACTTAGCTAGGTCATGTGAGTGTAAGTTTATAATCTTAGATCACATCAGTATCGTAGTATCAGACCACGCCAAGGATGAACGTAAAGCATTAGATGAGATCGTAACTAAGTTAAAGACATTGACGATTGAGCTTGACATATGCCTTATGATGGTGTCTCATCTAAGTAGAGACAAGAACCGTAAGCCACCAGAGGAAGGTGGCACTATAAATCTACAGGACATACGAGGGACAGCTGGTATTGCTCAACTGTCTAACATAATCATAGCACTGGAACGTAACACACAGGCAGAGGATGAGATAGAACGTAACACTACCAAGGTACGTGTAATAAAAAATCGTTTCACTGGTGAGACAGGGGTTGCTGACAGCCTACTGTACTCTAAACACAGTGGACGTTTAACGAGTTATGGAGGTTAGAAAACATGAAGGTAGTATTTGACATTGAGACAGACGGATTGGATGCTACCGTCATACATGTACTAGTAGCCAAGGAGCTAGGTTCTAAACGTAACTACATCATACGTGGGCCTAAGGTCTTCAAGAAGTTTGCTGAAGGTGTGACACACTGGATAGCACAGAACGGGATAGGCTTTGACATACCTGTGATTGAGAAACTATGGGGCTACAAGATACCTCTGTCTAAAACGACTGACACTCTTGTACTCTCTCGTTTGTTTGATCCTCAACGTAGGGGTGGACACAGCCTCAAGGCATGGGGTGAACGCCTTGGTGACTTCAAGGATTCATTCAATGATTGGTCACAGTACACAGAAGAGATGAAGGACTACTGCAAGCAAGATGTACATGTTACTGAGCTACTATACAATGAACTAATGAAGGAAGGTAAGAGGTTCAGTCAGGCATCCATCAACCTAGAGCATCAGGTTCACGCCATTATGTGTGAGCAAGAGGCTCATGGGTTTGAGCTTGACACTGATTTAGCACAAGAAATTTACACGGTATGCCTTAAAGAAACTAACCGTATTGAAACTGAGATCAAAGAGTTCATGGTTCCTATTGCTGTAGCAGTTAAGTCAGTAGAGATTAAGCACACTAAGGACGGTAACATCTACGCCAATCAACTCTTGGAAGGTCAAGAAGTCTGGGGAAATTACACCAAAATTTTATGGGAAGAGTTCAACCTAGGGTCACCGACACAGATTAACAAACGTCTTGACAAGCTGGGCTGGAAGCCAACAGTTAAAACTAAGTCAGGCGAGAGCTACAAGGTATGCCCTGAGAACTTAGCAACGATCCCCAGCACTGCACCACAGGCAGTGTTAGGCCTGAAGGCATGGAAGGTACTAGAGACACGATGGAAGTTAGCACAGGAGTGGCTACAGAAGTCAGAGGCTGATGGCAGGGTACATGGACAGGTAATCACCACTGGTGCTGTTACTCACAGGGCTGCTCACCGTGGCCCCAACATGGCTAACATCCCATCAGTACCTCACGGTAAGTCAGGCATCCTCTGGAAGATGGAAGGTATGTATGCAGCTGAGTGTCGTCAGGTCTTCAAGGTTCCAGAGGGTAAGCTACTGGTAGGGACTGATGCAGCTGGCATTCAGCTACGTGTACTTGCCCATCACATGAACGATCCTATCTACACTGAACAAGTTATTGATGGAGACATACACACCTTCAACATGAAGGCACTAGGCAGGTACTGTAAGGACAGACCAACAGCTAAGACATTCATCTATGCCTTTTTACTAGGGGCAGGTGTCGGAAAGATTGCAGAAATCCTACAGTGTAATGGTGGACAAGCCAAGAAATCTATGGATAACTTCTACGAAACGTTACCTTCACTCAAGAGACTAAAGAGTGAGGCATCACGTGCTGCCAGCATGGGTTGGATGAAAGGCCTAGATGGTCGTGTCCTTTCCATTGGTAGTGAGCACCTAGCTCTGTCTGTTTACTTACAGAGTGGGGAAACTATTATAATGAGACTAGCCAATGTATTTTGGCAACGTCAAGCTAAGAAGGAAGGGATAAACTTTAAACAGTGTGCTTGGGTACACGATGAATGGCAGACTGAGGTTGATGAAGCTCAAGCCAAAAGACTTGGTGAGATACAGGTTCAGTCTATCAAAGATGCTGGTACTTTCTTCAAGCTTAACTGTCCTATGGATGGCGAGGCAAAGATAGGAAAGAATTGGTTAGAAACCCATTGACATTACTCTCTAGTCAATGTATTATAGTTAAACACACACATATAACGCCAAAGGAAACCACATGGCCGATAAAAAATTAGTACTTAATAACGTAGAAGTCTGCTGGGCTAAGTTACAAGAGCCAGATACTAAGTGGAAGTCAGAAGAGCTTGAGTACAGCCTCTGTGTCAGGGTTACACCACAGCTTACAGACTTAATGTCTGACTACAAATTGAACAAGACAATAAAGGGTGACAAGGAGGCCACCTTTGATGGTGAATCCTACATTGGTCTTAACCTTGACAAGCATACACGGGGAGGTTGGACACGGTTCGGTAACGTGTACGATAAGAAAGGTAACCTAACTAATCAGCTGGTAGGTAACGGTTCTAAGATGAACCTGTTTATCACCATAGGGGATAGCCAGTACGGTAACCTCATTAAGCTTGGTCACCTCAAGGACATGGATCACGAAGCTATGGAGATGGTCTTTGACTTTGGACAGGTCATGGAGTTGGTTAGCTTTGAGGCACCGTCAGCCGTTATCAAACAGGTTGAAGAGACAGTGGCTTCAGTAGATGCTGCACCAGAGGAAGATATGGAAATACCTTTTGACTAGTAAGGTACGTATCGTAAAGAAAGGAGACTGCAGGGAGGGAACTATCTTCCCTGTGGTCTACGTAGACAAAGACACAGACCTCTACACTATACTGGACGGGTCTACAGTACATGTCTACCACTTCACTGAACTTATGGAAGTAGAGGAGGACTTAGTTAACCACCCACCCCACTACGGTGACGGTAACATAGAGTGTATAGACTACATGGAAGATAACATGAAGCTCTCAATGTTCTTAGGTTACTTGGAGGGTAACGTTAAGAAGTACATGCATCGTTACCGTTACAAGAACGGGCTGCAAGACTTACACAAAGCTCAGTGGTACCTTAGCCGACTGATTACAACAATGGAGAAGCATGAATGACTGACCAACCCAAAGGCCTTGACACCTTAATAGAGGATGTGTACTCAGTGCTGACTGATGGGTACGAGAACACAGCTGACAATGAAAGGTACATCAATGCCTTTGGGGATGGGCTTAAGCAACTACTCAGGTCACGTTTAACCCCACGGGGTAAATCTAACGGTGGCCTACGCCTCTCAGGTATCGGTAAGCCAGCTAGACAGCTATGGTATGACAGCAAGGGCTTCGATAGAGAGGAGTTGACAGGTGATAAACTTCTAAAATTTTTATATGGGGACATCATTGAGGAAATTCTTTTAACGTTAGCAAAACTTTCTGGTCACAGTGTGACAAATGAGCAACAGACTGTGAAGGTTGCTGGGGTAACAGGACATATGGACGCAGTAATTGATGGTCATGTTGTCGATGTTAAGTCAGCCTCACCTTTTGCCTTCAAGAAATTTGAGAGAGCTACCCTAGCTGTTGATGATCCTTTCGGGTACATGCAGCAAATCTCAGCATACAATGAGGCAGTGCCAGACAGTAAGGGTGCAGCATTCTGGGCAATGAACAAGGTGGACGGTAACCTTACCCTCTACCAGCCATCAGCTTCTATGCTACCTGATACAACTGAACGAGTAGATTACTTGCAAGGTATGTTAAAGGTAGACACTCCACCTGAACGGTGCTATGATACTGAAGTAGACTTCAAGACAGGTAACGAGAAGTTGTCTATAGGTTGTGTCTTCTGTGACTTTAAGAAAGAGTGCTGGAAGGATGCTAACAACGGTGAGGGTTTGAAGGGCTACAAGTATGCAGCCATGCCATTCCCTCTGTACTTGACAAAGATAGTCAAGGCACCTAGGGTAGATGAGATAGCTATTGCCTAGGAAGCCTCTGACTACGAGACAAAGAGCACTCAAGGCTGGGTATAGGTCTGGCCTTGAGGAAGACACAGCAAAGATGCTGACTAAAAACAAGATAGGCTACACCTACGAGAAGACTAAGATTAAGTGGGAAGACTTTAAGGTTAGGACATACACCCCTGACTTTGTACTACAGAACGGCATCATAATTGAAACCAAGGGACGATTTATAGCTTCAGATAGAAGGAGGCATATTGAAATCCGTAAACAGTATGGAGACAAGTACGACATTCGGTTTGTTTTTTCTAACAGTAGGGCTAAGTTATATAAGGGCGCCAAGTCCACGTATGGTGGATGGTGTACCAAGAATGGTTTTCTCTACGCCGATAAGGTCATACCTGAGGAATGGTTAAATGAATAGTGACTTAGCTACTAAAATAGCAGACAGGTTTAGTATAGAAGACATAGCAGATGCAACAGGTATATCAACTAACATGTTTATCCAAGCATTTGCAGATGAAATAATGGACAACCTATCAGCACTGTCGGAAATAGATCAGGCATTTGATACACAAGGAGAAGAAGATTGTTAACACCTCAAGACATAAAGCAGTTTGCTATTGTAAATGTTACACCAATGGAGTACTCTTATTGGGTAGAGAATAAAATAGTTACAGAGGGTCAGACACGTTTGATTGAAAACACCCTAGGCTTAGTCGGTGAGGCAGGGGAGGTAGCTGAGAAGGTAAAGAAGTTACTACGAGACAAGACCAAGGTAGATCAGAAAGAAGTACTTAAAGAACTTGGTGATGTTATCTTCTATGCAACAGCTATCTCAAATTATTTTTATAGTAATTTAGCAGAGGTACTAGAACTAAATATGGATAAACTAAACAGTAGAGAAGAACGTGGAGTTTTAAGGGGGTCAGGGGATGACAGGTAAGTGGACTAACAATCTCTTTGTAAGGTTTATGAGGTACTGTGTTTTGTGGTCTGAACATAGACATGCAATCAAAGTACTGAACCAACTGTCAGACAAAGAGCTTAAGGACATAGGGCTAAACAGATCAGACATTGATCGTATGGTATGGTTAAAAGAAGATAAAGATAATAGGGGACGGGAAACAAAATGAGAAGCAACCACCTACCTACAGACTACCAAGCCTTCATACATAAGTCACGGTATGCACGTTGGCTGGACACAGAGGGACGCCGTGAGACATGGGGAGAGACAGTCTCCCGTTACATGGAGCACATCGTAGTACCTCACTCAGGTGACAACAGCTACACTTCAGCTATTGAAGAGGCCATTCTATCCTTGGATGTAATGCCTAGTATGAGAGCATTAATGACTGCTGGCCCAGCCTTAAGCCGTGACAATACAGCGGGTTATAATTGCTCTTACCTACCAGTAGACGACATAAAATCATTCGATGAGGCTATGTTTATTCTGCTCTGTGGTACGGGTGTAGGCTTCAGTGTAGAGAGGCAGTTCATCAGCAAGCTTCCAGAGGTGCCTCAACTCTTCGAGAGTGATACTAATATCATTATCAAGGACAGTAAGGAAGGGTGGGCAAAGGGTCTTCGTCAAGTGATTGCACTCCTGTACAGTGGTGAGATTGCTAAGTGGGATGTGTCTCTAGTTCGTCCAGCTGGTGCCAAGCTAAAGACATTCGGTGGTAGAGCATCAGGCCCAGCACCTCTAGTTGATCTGTTTGATTTTGTTATCCGTACTTTCAAGGATGCCCAAGGCCGTAGGCTCTCATCTCTTGAGTGTCACGACATTATGTGTAAGATTGGTGAGGTAGTAGTAGTTGGTGGTGTTCGCCGTAGTGCTATGATTTCATTGAGCAATCTATCAGATGATCGTATGAGACATGCTAAGTCAGGTGCATGGTGGGAGAATGACAAGCAACGTGCCTTAGCTAACAACTCTGTATCATACACGGAGAAACCAGATAGCTTATCATTCCTACGTGAGTGGACAGCACTGGTTGAGTCAGGGTCAGGTGAACGTGGTATCTTTAACCGTCAGGCATCTAAGGTACAGGCAGCTAAGAACGGACGCCGTGATGCATCATATGAGTTCGGAACAAATCCATGTTCAGAAATAATTTTACGTCCAAATCAGTTTTGTAACCTAACAGAGTGTGTAGTACGTGCCACTGATACCATTGAGACACTAGAGAAGAAGGTTCGTATGGCTACCATCCTTGGTACTATTCAATCTACCTTCACTAAGTTCCCATACCTACGTAAGATTTGGCAGAAAAATACTGAGGAAGAAAGATTGTTGGGAGTGTCTATGACAGGTATCATGGACAATCCTTTAATGACTACAAAGAATGCTGGGTTGGAGAAAACACTTGAACATCTTAAGTCTGTGGCTGTTGCCACTAATGCTGAGTGGGCTGACAGGCTTGGCATCCCTGTTGCTACTGCTATCTCATGTGTTAAACCTTCAGGCACGGTATCACAACTTGTTAATTCAAGTTCAGGCATACATGCTCGTCATTCACCCTACTATATTCGTACTGTTCGTGGCGATAACAAAGACCCACTGACACAATTTATGAAGGATCAGAAGATACCTAACGAGCCTGATGTAATGAAGCCAGACCAGACTACTGTGTTTAGTTTCCCTATGAAGGCACCAGATAATGCAGTCGTTACTGCTGATATGTCAGCCATTGAACAGCTAGAGATGTGGTTAGCCTATCAAAGATCGTGGTGTGAGCATAAGCCATCAGTAACTATAAATGTTAAAAACGATGAGTGGTTTGAAGTGGGAGCCTTTGTCTACAATCACTTCGATGAAATGTCTGGTGTATCTTTCTTGCCCTTCAATGAGCACACGTACCAGCAAGCACCCTACCAAGAATGCAGCAAGACAGACTATAAAACCCTAATGTCTTGTATGCCAGATGCTATTGATTGGACACAGCTGTCTGATTACGAGCAAGAAGATAACACTGCAGGTAGCCAGACACTAGCATGTTCTGGTGACTCCTGTGAAATCGTAGACTTAGTATAAGGAAATAACATATGACTTTTTTATCAGCAGCAATCGTAGTCCCTATCGTAGTACTCTTCTTAGGTAC